TAATATACAAATACAGATACAGATACAAATACAGATACAGATACAAGTACGAATACGATGTAATTAATTGAATATTAATGAAACAATCATATTATCATAACATACATATTATGATAATATATAAACAAAATATGTATGATTACAACTAATATTAATTAGAACGAATTTATTAAAGAGTCTATTATATTAAAATCAGAATTATTTAGGGTCCAATAAATTTTATGAAATATCTAAAAACTTGGTGTTGGATGACGAAGAAGATGATTATGTTCCTACTATTAATGTAAAAAAAATAAATGGTAAATTAGTTAGACAATATTATTCTTTAATAATCTGTATTTTTGTCTTTATATATTATATAATGACAAGTTGTAAACCAGAACCTGTATGTAAGGTTGGGGATACATTTAAAATAGATACCTCAGATGGTGCCAGGTTAAGGTGGTATAGCGGAACGGGTAATTTGATTGCATATGAACGATATTTATGGCGCCAAATTTACGATTACGCTATAGGACCGAATAAGGATGGTTGGGGGGGTATCAACCATCCCGGGAAGACAAAGGCTAGCGGACGAGATAATGGCAATGAATCTTGGGAGAAGGGGTTGGCTGAATTAGGTGTTGCAGATGCATCTGGCCGAAAGAATCCATACATCCATGATGTCCTCCAACCGGCATTAAAATATTTCAAAGAAAAATGGGAGAAGAAAGAAAAAGAAAGACTGGCAGCATTGAGGGTGGAAACACAGGAAAGACAGATGAAGCAGTGGCAGGAGGAAAGAAAGAAGATGTGGGAAGAAGGAAATAAGCAGAATAAAGAAGAAGCAGAATACAACGACAAAATACGCAATAATATTAACGATGAACTTAAAAATATTGACACTGAAGAAGGAGATGGAAAAAAGAAGAAGAAAGCTTTATTGAAAGATTCTGAAGACAAGTTAGAACGTTTGGAAAAAATATGGTGGGGTGTGAAATTTTGGAAATTTATAAATTTAATAGCAATAATTGATGAGAGTGCTGATAAAAAATGTGTTTATTTTAAAGGTCCAGGGAAATGCACACAAAAAACTTTAAATGAATGTTTAGAAAATAAAGATACACCATTTTTAATTACATTATTAAATGCAATGATGCATTATACACCACATTGTAAAACAAAAACAAGTAGTTACGCGAATTGTAAAAAGAAGTGGAGAGTGGATGATTACAAGGGGCACTTTCCGAAGATAACTGACTTTTCAGATCATGAGTCGTCGAATGGACGTAAGATATACGGTGCGATGAATAAAGGAAAAAAATATTATAAAAAAACCGAAGTCAAAGAACTGGGGTTTACCGACAAAGGGCTTGAAGGAACAGTGTTAATGTTGGGGGAGGAGAGGGATATCATAATTCCAAATCAAATTAACTGGAATGAATATCAGGAGGGGACGCAAGAGGCAAAAGAACTTGTAACAGGAAAGATGAGTTTGTATAATAAATACGTTCGTCACGAAGTAACTCCCGATGATATTAAGAAATTTAAAGAAAAAACATTTCGGATGGGGATTGCGGGAACTGAAAAAGATAAAATGCCTATATTAGAAAGTGAGTGGCCTACCATGGCATTGGACAGTGACGGAAGAAGAAAAAAAATCAATAGTGAAAGATATATAAACTATATCATCCCACCATTTCAAAGTATGACGAAGAATAATGTAATGATATCATCAGATTACGACTTCGGAGGAAAAGACAGTTGGAAGAATGACAAAAGAATTGCTTTGATTTACAATGCTAAAAAATATCATACTAAAAAGGTAAAATTATTAAAGGAAATGCTTGGACAATCCGGCGGAAAACGCAAAAGAAGGAAAACAAAGAAAAAGAAGACCACGAAAAAGAAAACAAAGAAAAAGAAAACCACGAAAAAGAGAAGAAAACAAACTAAGAGAGGGCGTAAGAAAACTAATAAAAAGCGAAGACGTTAATCAATTGTTACGCTTTATATTATATGTTCGCTGATACACATCATACAACAAATATTATCATAACATACATATTATGATAATATATAAACAGAATATATATATGAATCTAACATTTAGATTTTTTGATAAAGAAACGTGGAGTATTTATGGCGTTCATAAAACATTTGTTATTTTAATGATATTTATTTTACTTCGACAAAATATTACCGCTTCAACATTAATACTGATGTCGTTGTTGTCTATGATGGAAGGGGGGTTATTAGAAAAAATATTGTTTACTGGATTTTTAGTACTACTAACATCACGTCCAACATTAAGATGGATGCTAGAGGGTCTTCTATTTGTTTTATCTATCATTTTAATACACTTTATACCTCAAAATAATATTATCCAGCATATGTTTGAAAATAGTAATGTATTGTTATGGGTTATGCGCATTGCTTCATTTGGTTGGATGAGTTATATTTTGTATAAAATAATACTTCCATTTAGTAAACTATTTGTTTAATAATGTCGTTTAATTCAATGTTAATTCATCAAAATATAGAAAACAAGGAAACACTGGAACAATTAAAGAAAGATATTAAATCGTTACATGAAAAATTAGATACAATTATAAGTATACTAAACAAAGATGTAAAGGGACAATGTGATAAGATGGGAGAACATATAGATTTTATTGAAAATGTATATGATAATGTTAAAAATCCGTTAGGGTTTTTGTGTAATAAAATAAATACACTTACGGGGCGCAAACATTATTCGTTGGAATACCATAATAGTGACTTTGAGAGCGATGAGGAAATAGAAAGTTCGGTTGAAATTTAAATTACCGCAAATAAGGATTAATACAAATTTGCATGCTTGGGAACACTTTGTCCGATTCACAAACGTCGTCTTTTCCTATTTCTACACATCGTCTATTTCCATTTTCACTACCAATATAACAAAACTTATTTTTGTTTGTGTTTGCTATATTTGTATTGGACGCATTTACAGTTCTACTACCACTAACAGGTTTATTTTTACCTGGTTGGTTCAATCGTTTCCGTATTTGTTGTTCTGGAATATCGATCATTTGAGAAGCACTTCCTTCTGCTACATCCAACGCTACTTTACCACCAACAGTTGTTGTAGATAAAGCCCCTTTAGTTGCTTCAGCACCGCGCAACAACGATACACCTAAATATTTGCCAAATAAATCTGTTCCATCAGATAAGTATGTGAATACATTCATTCCCATCAACGCCAAAAATAAAATAATAAATACAATTCTAATATAAAACCATGGACTTTTCGACGGAGAAGAAACTATTGTATTTATATCTGGTCCTGATGATAGACTTGGAGTGATAACATCACTAAGATTATTTTCCATATACAAATAGGTCATATAAAATAAATAAACTTATAACAAATATAGTATTTTAATAATATATTTGTTGTAAAATATACAACGATAGGTTAACAACAATTGTTTAACATCCACATTTATCATCGGCGCGATTGATAATCAAACGCATGGTGTATGGACTCTTACCTACACGGGTAGGGGAACCGGATTTCATGTTACCACCGGTGGTACCGTCATCGGCACGTTTAGCACTGTAATATCTTGGTCGGTATGAAGGCATTATATACTAAATAAATATTTTTTTTTATGAACGCGGAATTAAATTGGTTAAACTATTCATTTTTTCCAATCGTTCTATGGTTTTTTCTAAATTACCAGAATTATAACTATTATTAAATAAATAATCCGTTTTCGGTTTTATTTCATTAACTTTTATTTGCTTGTAAATAACATTTATCTTTTTCTTAATTTGCTCTATTAATTCGGGGTTTTTAATAATCTTAACTGAGTTGTTTACATGTTCTGTTAATAAGGCAATACTATAGAAAATCAAATATTTACGTTTTCGTTTTGTTCCAGTAGAATATTTCAAGCAAAATATCTTATTTATCGAAGATATTATTTTAAACATCCCCTTGCTTTTCTTTTTTGCTTGAGCCAATAATAGATCCCATATTATCCAAATAATATCTTTCTGAAATGGATTAGCAACGCTATACGAACGTCGAGCACCATAGAATATTAAACTATTTTCTCGTTTTGACAACGCTTCGAATCCCAATATCCATTCTACCCAATAAATACTCTTTGTCATGTTTTTGATCTTATCCTGTAAATTATAAGCAAGTTCATTTATTGCTATGAATAGTTCTTTTGGATCTTCTTTGTGGACGTTTGTTTGACCGTATTCTAAACTATCTGCTTCCAATTTGTAAGAAATCCTTAGTATATTATATTCTTCCATCGGTATTTTTGGAACATCAAACGAGTTTTTTTTCCTTGATAAACACATCACGCACATTATTTCAGCGAACATTTCTCTTATTTTTTGGTTGTTGCGCATTTTTATTTCATTGTCAGAATATCCATTATTTAGCATATCTCTAAAAAAATTAAGTCTCATTTCCAAATAAATAGAAATTTTAGGATTTCCGATATGAATATGTTTTCCTATTAATAGTATAATTATTTCCCATAAATCAATAAAATGTCCGCTACAAATATATTCGGCACTCCAATAACATGCTTCTTCTAATTTATTATACAAAACAGCATTCATTAGTTGTTTTTTTACATCGGTTTTTTTAAATTGAGAAAATGTTATTCCAGAAAATTCTTTTTGCATACGTTTATCGTTAATATCGTTTTTATTCATTATTAATTACATTTCATATAAAAAAAATACCAATAATACATATATGACTATTTCATTTGTTAAATTTTTCAATAAATTATTTAAATCATTAGCCAAAGTTCCTAAACTTTTCATTAAAATGCCAATGTTGCAAAAGTTACTTATTATTTTAATAGTCGCATTTGTAGTATCGTCTTACGTATTTAATAAAAAGGAAGGTTTCGAACAAGCGAGTGATTTTATTGTTAAAAAGGGCAATGATGTGTATGACGACTTTTACTGTTCTATTTATGACGATTTAGTGTATGATGATATGAAAAATGACTTTGAAGTCGTTCAATTAAAACGAATAGGGCAAATAGATAAGAATTCCAACGTAATTGACCTAGGTTGTGGTAGAGGACATCATGTAAATTACTACAACGAGTCAAATATATCAGCAACCGGATTGGATATATCTCCAAGCATGATTAAATTGGCTAAACAAGAATACCCGGATTGTGATTTTAAAGTTGGTGATATGTTAGACTCTTCAAGATTTCAGTACGACACCGCTACACACATTTTGTGTCTTTACTTTACAATTTACAACATCGAAGATAAACTAAAATTCTTTAAAAATTGTTTTTCGTGGTTGAAACCAGGTGGTAAATTAATTATTCATTTAGTAAATCGTGACAAATTTGATCCTATCATAAACTCTGCTAACCCTCTCACTTTAGTAAACGCTCAAAAATATGCCAAAAAACGACTTACAAAATCGGTTGTTAAATTTAAAGACTTTTTATACAAGGCTAGTTATGTACCGGACCCGGAAAATGACCGTTCTTACTTTTATGAAACATTCAAGGACGATGCTACGAAAAATACACGTAAAAACGAACATATATTATACATGGAATCTCAAAAAGATATATTAACAAAAGCAAAAAGTGTTGGGTTCATCATGCAATCGACCGTAAATATGATAGATTGCCAGTACGAATACCAGTACTTGTATTTTCTTCAAAAACCGGAGTGAATATAGTTACTTTATCAAACATAATTCGTGTTTATTATTAAAATTTATTGATTACTAAGATATAATGAATAAATTTATGATACTTAAATATATAACGTTGGGGATAGTACTGTTTTATGTATTTTTTATTATTTATTTTAAACTAAGGTATCCTTTTTGGTCTAAACAACCGATATTTTACTACCACGACATTAAAAATCTGATTTACCCTAAGGGAATAATTGAATTATCTCTCCCCAATATCTCCAACAAACTAAGTAAAACAATCAATTATAAAAATGTTACAGACATTACACCCGACGAAAAGGAAACATTAATAAAACATTTGACAGAACACTATATGCCTGAATCCTATGAAAAATATACTCCTACAAACAACGATGTAATGGACCATTTATTATGTAGAAAAATGCCATCTAATATATCACTTTACTACGATGGATTATACGGGTTGTTAATAGGTAGTATGACGTCGGCATATAAACAATTTCATACAAAACACAATACATTAAACGTTGGATACGTTGATAATTTATGTGTAAATAAAAAACACCGGGGTAAAAATATAGCAGGACAAATTATTTATAATCATTACGTTAGGGAGAGATATCAAGAAAAAACGGCAGTATACATGTTTAAACACGAAGGTATTTCTCGACCGTTTGTACCCCTTACAATATACGATACTTACTTTTATAAACTCGATTTGTTTGAACCCATCGTTGTTACTCAAACCTATTTAACTTCTATTTTAATAGGAAAACCCACAACACATTTATTGTATGATTTACAAAGACAACTAACAAAGAGCATACGCACAAATGATAGACCGTTTACGTGTGTAATAATGGACGATTTCGAACATTTAACATACTTAATCGAAAAAAAGCATATTTATGTTTATGCTTTGATAGAAGAGAAAGAACCGGTTGCTTTTTATTTCTTTAAAAACATTTACACTACATACGATGGAGATAAGTCGATAGAATGTTTCGCTTGCATAAAATACAAGACATCACTTGAAAACGATAAATTTCTATTAGGGTTTTATTTAGCAATTGACTACTTAAAAACAATTGATAAATACAAAATTTTACTATTGGAAAATATATCGGACACTCATCATTTAATAAAACAAATTAAACACCGACCATTTCATCGTTCAAAATATTATTACTATATGTACAATTATGCAATGAGACCAGTTAGTGCTAAGAATATTGTTATTATTTAATAATTATTGGATATAAAGTTATTTATCTGGTATATTTGCCTGCTTTGGCAAAACTATCTACTACAAAAATAACAAAAACTCCTAAAAACATATATAAAATTAATTCTTCGGTAACATTGTTCGTTTTGTCATCTTTGTTTTCTTCTAATAAATGAATCATATAATTTAGTTTCTTCATTAAATCATCCTTTGATCCGTGTATGTTTGGTACATTTGTTGCATTTTCATAGTACGGTATATAATTGTTGTAATATTGTTTGATATTTTCATCGGAAACATTAATATTATTGAATGCCTCTGGTGAAACAGCAGCATCTACATCATTATCTTTTTTATCAGAGGGGAGAGATGTTAATTCTGGATTTGGAGGAGGATTGAAATCTGCTAAACTTTCGTCCTCTTCTTCAGTTTTATAATCACTCATGGAATTTAGGAATTCTACTGCTTTTTTACTTGGTGTCGTTTTCTTTTTAATAGTTTTATTCCTTCTTTTTGGAGGTTTTTGTTCTACTTTATCATTATTAGACATAAATTCTGAAAATCCTAATTGACTTGCCATACTTATAAAAAAAGAAGATTATTTTTTATTTGTTTTTATTTATATATAATGAAAAAATATGCAAATCTAGTATTACTATCTGTATTGGCCGCTTTATTCTACAAAACACCTGCTTTCTTAATTGACAGCGTTAGTAGTTCTATGGGAAAACTATCGTGGATGGTTATTATCTTTGTTGTATACCAAATGGTAGACCAGGTTAGTGCTGTTATTTTAGCAATAATTATGATTACATTATTACACCAATCTACGGTCGAAGGGTTTGAAGAAAAGTCTAAAGATGGCAAGAAAGAAGAAAAAACGAAGGATGACGAGATTGCCGAAATGGAAGAAAAAGAAATAGAAGAAATGGACAATCAAAATACGGAAACGAAAGGCGCTAAACAATCAAAAAAGAAGGATGCTAAAGCCAGTAAAGTAGAAGTAGAAGATGTAGAAATAGAAGAAGATGTAGAAGAAGAGGTGGAAGAAGGAAAAGAAGGATTTGAATTAATCAAGAGCACTAAGAAAAAGTGTAAAAAATACGATAAGGAAGGATTTACCGGTTTTACTGAATTGTTAAAAAAATTCAAAATACCAGTTACGTCAACAAATACTACTGATTTAGATAGAGAGATTAAAGCATCAGCGGAGCGTTCTACGTTAGATTCGAGTAAAGAATATGCATAAATAATATTACTACAAACAATTCCTAAATAAAATAGTATTATCACCTATATAACAAACAAAACTAGTATATAGCTGAAAAGATTTTATCAAACTATATTAAACAAGATGATTACAAAAATGAATGAAAATTTAGCATCACTCAATAACAGTAAATTTTTTGCTGGTTTAGTAATGATTATGCTTAATATTGGTTCAAAATATATTACTATTGAACTAAGTAAAACTCAAGAAGAATATTTAAAAAATCATGTTGCTAGACAAGTACTTATATTTGCTATTTCATGGATGGGGACAAGGGATATTCTTATGTCGCTTGCTCTTACCGCTGTATTCGTTGTGTTGACAGAGTTTTTATTTAATGAAAACAGTAATTTTTGTGTTATTCCAATAGAATATAGAAAATACAAAGACGTGTTGGATTTAAATGGAGATGGTGTAGTTACTCCAGATGAGATTAAGAAAGCAGAAGAGTTGATTAATAAAGCAAAAAAACAGCAATCAAAAACAGCAATGTTAAAGCATTTAACTAGTTTTAAATCGCTTGTTTAAATATCTCTCCCTTTTTAAAACTTATTCAGAGTTAAATGAAATGTAAATATATTTTGGTTAAATAATCTAACTAAAATATAACTATGTCAATAAATCCAATAACAAGCATTTTTAAAGAAAAAAACATAATTACTTTAAAAAATAGTGAACCAAATGAGGCTATTGATGGAATAATTTCAAAAATAGAGTACAAACCAGATGAGACGCTAGACGAAGATGGCTCTCTTATAGATGATTACTTTGAACGAAGTTTATTTTTAGGTAACGGTGGTAATGGTGTTACATATGATGATATAACATCAAATCGTATTGAAAACTTAAGCGAAGGAGATAGAGTTTTAGTGTATAAAGAAACTCTTGATATTCCAGATAATTACAAAGCAACTAATACAAAATTTGCTATAGGGAATTCAAATAATAGTAGTAATATTGTAACGTATGATACGTATAAAAAGGAGACTTATACAGCTAACGAAAATGCTGATTGGCACAAAGCCACATTTGTTCAACCAACAGATGAAAACAATAACATTTTAGTACGCTTTGATGATGAAAATGATGAAATAGAAGTTTCTCATGAGAATATTCGAAAATTAAATCCAATAACAGACATCAACATTATGATAGTATACACAATTAATGACGCTCAATTAACAATTAAACAAATTGAGATAAAGAATGGAAAAATAATTGTAAAAGACACAGATGATAATACATATAGTATTGAAACACAAGCGAATCCTGCCTCCATTGAAACAATTCAAAAGTTAGAACAAAACATGATGAAGCAAAAATCAAAAGTAAAAACAAAAACAAAATACACATTTAAATGGTTTTACAAAACCAACTATTCTGGTTCTAAATATTTCCCTCTTAAAATATTAAATGTGGAAACCCTTTCCGAAGCAAACAAATATGCAGAAGTAGATAAATATACCGAATTAAAACAAGGTGATATTGTAAAATACAACGATCCAAATCATTCAAATCATAATTTACTCGCTAAAATAACGGGTGTAAAAGAAGACCCATTAAACAAACGTAATTATTACGATAGAAAAAAATACCTTTATACAATTCGATTTGAACCTCTGGAAACATATATAGAGCCATCGGAGTTAAATGAATACAAACAAAAATACGGAGATATGATTGATGCGTTGGATAATGTAAACACAAAAAAACTGTTGAAATTTCGTTTTGTAGAAAAAGAACACTACGATGAATCCATAGAAACAATTTTGAATACTAAAGATAAATTAAAGGAATTCAATAATATTATTAGTCAAAATACTCTAGCCAAGTTAAAGAAAAATGATAAGTTTATATTGGATTATATATTATCCAAACACCAACCAGAATCGGGTGTAAAAGATATGAATCAATTGATAAAACAAAACAATAAAAATGTTTATATTATTTCACATTCTCCTACAATTAAAAAACGTAAATCCGGACAGTTTTTTGATATCAAGATTAAAGACATAAATAAGAAAACAAAAAGAAAAAATGTTGAAATTGATATTTACGTAGATTTAATATTATTTCAGTCAAAAACGATTACCGAAGAAGAATGGAATGATACGTCTCTTGCAAAGAAACTAGGAACAATATTAACAGAGCAAGTTAAAAATAGTTATGCTGGAGTGTTAAATTGTCCTTCACGATTTGATAAATTAAAAACAATTATGAATCATCTTAAGAAAAAGCGATTTTTCGTAGATCCCGATGAATCAGAAACAAACTTAATTAAACAAACGTTTAATCAAACATCAAAGAAAATTAAAGTTAAAAAAGAAGAAATAGAAAAAATAGAAGAAGAAATGAAGGAATTAGAAAAAAAAATAACAGGAGCAGGAGCAGAAAAATCGGTGGACGAACAAATAGAGTTAGGTAAAAAACAAAATAGTATTGCAAAACTAAAGCGAGAATTGGTTGAATTGGAATCGGTTTTGAAACAAAAAGGTGGGAGAAAAACAAGACGAAAAAGACAATCAATCAAAACATATAAAAATAAAAAAATGACACGAAAAAAGTCGAACTATTTGTCAAAAAAAAGAAAAACTAAAAAACACAAATCTTATTAGTTAGACATAGTACACTAAAACATATTAATTATTATTAATATGTTTATATAGAATCACAGTGATGTGTGTGAATGATGTTATTTCCACTAATATCCAACATTGTTTCTAGTTGTTTCACTCTATCTTCCAACAATTTAATATGTTCTTCTTCATGTTGAACTTTATTACCTAAGTTATGAATACTAATATCGTAATACCAATTATAAAGAAAGGAAGCGCTATTAAACGTTAATTTTGTAGCGTGGTAAGCCATATCGACCGCCTCATACAATAAAAATCCCAATACCATTTGTATATAATTATATGTGTATATATAATTATATTTGTAATATATTTGTACTATATTTGTAATATATTTGTACTATATTTATTATTAACTCATTAGATACCCAAGTTAACTACGTTACGATTTGACTTCTTGCGTCTACTTTTTGTAATTTTATTATTTTTGGCAGACAAATCGGTGGATTGGATCTCTTCCAATTCTTGTAAACTAATCGTACTTCCTTCCTTTTTACCTTCGCTAATGTTAATTGTTTTTGTTTTTAGACCTGCTAAAATATCTCTTAAATCACCCGGCCCCTTCATTTCGGCACGCGAATTCGCACTACCATAGTTTGAATCCATATTTTCAGCGTCATTAAAATTCAACCCTCCTCTAGCAGCCGCTAGGTCGGGTCTAGACATTTTTACATTCTTTCGTTGACTCTGACGTGGGGGATTTCGCTTCATTTCTGGAGTAGGACCAGGTGGAGAACCGCGCGGTGCCATTACTGGTGGAGGAGGCATACTATTGTTGTTTCCTCCTCTAGCAAAATCAGACATAAAGTTTCCAAATCCAGGATTACTTTCTCCCATTGTATTTACTGCCGCTTGGGTAAACTGTTGCATCAATTCTGGATTCTGTCTCATAATATCATCCATACCCGGCATAGAAGATTTAAACATCGTATTTGTCATATGCAACATCAATCCACTTCCTCCTAGCATAAACAATAGTTTCAATTCTGGAGCAACCTTAGTCTTACCACCATATTTTTGATGCAATTCGCCGAATACTTCATCGTACTCATCCATATTTTCATTTACAGCCTCCGACCATCCATCCAATTTCAAATCAAAAGGGTCGAACTTATTATTTAAAAATTCTATTCCCGATACACACGCCATTAACATCTTTGCCTGGAACTTTTTACTATTATCCCTCTCCTTTTCAGATTTAATCATCTCATATTCTCCTTTCATTTCATCTAAATTACTTTCCATCGAATATTTCTTACTTAGAGTAATGCCTTTCTTCTCCATCGCTTCTAATTTTCGTAAATAACTAAACTTTTCCTTCAATAATTCTTTACCAGTTAGTCTTGGGGTAACAGGAACCTTAACTTCTGGATTTACAGGAATTTCAGTGAAACTTTTAAATCCATCATTCGATACTGTTTTTCCTAAATTACCCATCAAAGACGGTCCACTAGATGGTTTAATATCATCCAACGGAGATTCAATGTTTAATTCAATCGGCGCGTTGTCTGATAAATTAGAAGCAGAGTTTAATAGAAAATCCCCTTTACTTAAATTACTTTTTGGTTTATCCCCACCGATGTCGATTTCATCTAAAATGTTAATATCAGATAGTTTCATGTCTGCCTTTGGTTCATTGGATTTAATTTGTTTGCTTGGATTCATTAACATTTCTGCACCCGGTCCAAAATTAACGGATTTACTGCCTCCTCCACTACTACCATCAATTGGTTCCAAAATTGGACCTGGCATAACTTCTTCTGATAATTTCAGTTCAATACTCATATTTATGTTTTAAATAGAACTTTTAATTTTAAGTTGTCCGCACTATTAATTAATTATTTTTAAATTAATTAATTAATTAAATAAACTAAATAAATAAATAAATTAGATCAATTATACGACCCATATGGATAGGATAGATATGATTACAATATTCATTTTACAATTGATTTTCCCTTATTCATGGTTGATATAAACCATTTTCCTTGTAAATAACAATCGGCGAGATCGTCTTTCTTTTTATGTTTGTTAAAATGTTCGAACCATTTCGATATAAGGGAATGTGTATTTAAATCGGTTAGGGTGTATTTTATACTTGCCTTTTTTCTCTCACTATAACACATTTTCTTTCCAGAACCACCCATTTGCTTTAATTTATTACAAGAGTTAATCATTTCAATATCTTTTATATTATTTTCAATAAAATGCTGTGTTATCATTCCCTGTAGTGTTTTCATTCTTAATGCTAGTGGCCCTATTTGATTTTCGATAATAACTTTGTCTATCTCATCATAGTTAAAAATATCCGAAAACTTTTCTTTTAAAGCAATGCCGTATTCTACTAAACTAATGGAACTGGTTTTCTTAATTGTCACAGGCATTAAATAATTATTTATCAATTCTTTTTTTATACTATCCAATAATACTGATTTTGTTACTTTTTTGATAGTAGGATCTACATTAATATTGTATTTTTTAACAATTTGTTTTAAATCCGACACTAATTTTTTATCTAACTTTTTAATATTTATTTCATCTGATGGAACCTTATGATTACTTTGCTTTGCGTGTGTTTTACAATAATAAGTCGCATTTTTAAAATATTTCGCCTTTTTATTACATTCTTTTTTGTTTTTTGTTAAACATTTGCAAATATACTTATCAGAGTCGGTTAAGTTTATAACATTCCAATCTAATATGGCATAATTTATCTTATTTGGTTGAAATACCACATCGTCGTTTATTTCCATTAAACAATATGCCAGATTTTTCATTCCAACATCAATACTCACTAATTTCATTATATTATTATAGTTTATTCTCTTAAATTATAATAATTTATATTACTTATTTGCGCGAACGCTGTTTTAACAATTCTTCTTGCGTTACAAACGGTGCAGTCATTTTACTATTTAATTGTTTTCTAGACAAATATAAGTTTTTTAAATCCGATTCTTCGTAACCAAATGGTTTTTTTGTATCGGTCATACTTTTAAATAAATACTTACTGGTATTGGCAATATCAGCGAATAACTTTACATTAGAATTTTCCTGAGACGATTCTGTATTTTGAGATATAATATCTAAACCGTTGTTGATTAAATACTGTCTATAGTCGTAATTATTTTTTATTCCAACGCTTTTTTGCAATTCATTATTGATATCACAAGAAGTATCGTGTTCGGTATGAACTCTTCCATCACTCATCATAGCAGGAAAATCAGAATAAATATTATTTGAACCCTTATAACATGTGCTCCAACTCATTATTAATATAATATATTATGATATTTTATTACTTGATATTATCATAATTTAATACTTCATAATACTTCATAATACAAGATTTGTTTATATTATGGTATATAATTTATATCATAATAATACTTTGTATATCTTATTTCTTATTTTAGTTATTAACTAATAGCTCTAAAAGTTCATTTTTCTTTTTTCCTTTAACGTCTAAACCTTTCTGTTCACAGAATTTTCTTAATTCTACTTTACCCATTTTAGAATAGTCTACGTCGTCGGTCGTATTTTGTTCCTCCTCCTCCTCTTCTAAATCTTCATCTAAATCGTCCATATCATCCAATCCATCATCGCCGTTCTCGAGAACGTGCTCTTCAATAGCATGGATTTCATGTACTCGAGTAGATGCCAATTTCAACATTTCTTCGGAAACTTCCTGATCTACATTATTTAAATTAACATCCTCTAAAACTTTATTTTCGTCTTCGTCGTCTACGATTTCAACCGCTTTCCTTTCTTCGGTTTCGCTTTCTTCATCACTCTCTTCATCACTCTCTTCATCGCTAGTATCATCGTCTGATACCTCAATTTTATCATACTGCTGATGCCCTCCCATTTGTACTGTACCTGGTGGTCTTAGTTGACCGTGTGACTGAATAATTTGTAATAGTGCTTCTACCTTATTTTCTAAATTACTAACCCTTGATTTCACGTATAAATAAATAAGGATAGAAGAACATACTGATAATCCGATGGATAAAACAACTCCTTTGCTAAACATTTTAATATCAACAAACATATTTAAACATAAATTTTAACGAATGGGTATTTTATCAAATCTAAATGGTGTTTAATATTTGTTTCGCCATCTTAATAATATTATCTGGATAGTTTAATTGTTTCAATACAGAGATGCCTCCTCTTATTTTTGAAATTCCTAAAATCATTTTATAATAATATGTCAGGGTGTCTTCTTTTTGTTGTGTTTTCATATGACAGTTTTCTATTTTTGTTTCATTTTTCAACAAATTACATATTTTCATAAAATGAGTTGTCAGAATAAATGAAACATTATCGTATTTATTAATATGTTTTAAGTAAGAAGTAGCGCTAGAAATAGCTTCGTACGGGTTCGTTCCTGAATATAATTCATCAAATACACAGAAATGACGTTCATTTGTTTGATTTTTTATACAATCCAATATTGTTTTACATCTTCTTACTTCAGATTGAAACAAGCTATCTCTACTACAATTGTCTGGAATATTTATGTAACAATGAAAATATTTATATGGATTTAATTCTCCACTGCTAAAATATCCATATCCAAATCGCTGACTTAATAAAATATTAACTATAACCGACTTCAATATCGTTGTTTTACCGGCAGCGTTGGGTCCAGTAATAATTTTATTTGTAGAAAAATCGATGTCGTTTTTGATTGGTTTGTCCTTTATGCATGGATGATAGATGTCCTTAAAACTACATTTATTTTTTGTAGTATAATTTACTTTACGGATAGTTTTGGTTTGTATTTTTTCTACCAACGACTTTAAAACATCCAAATATCCATGAAATCCTAAAGAATAAGTAATTACATCATCTACCTCTGTTGAATCATACAATTCATAAAATGTTTTCATTATTGTTCCAGGTTTACAACAATAACTGTAATTCATACATTCCGTCACAAAATTAAACTTTTTATGCAATTTATCGGTTTTTTCTCTGTATTTCTGTAATGTCTGCATGAATTTATCGGAACCTTTGTAACCGTATTGCTTCAATTTACAAGTCTTAATTTTATTGTTAAAATAATCAATCGACTGTATTGTGTAATTTAAGTATTCTTTTGTTAAATATAAGTTTTTTTGTATTTCGAATTGACATTTGTAGAATTTGTAACACGATATCATATTTTGATATAAATTGTAAAAATACATTGAAACAAACATAACACATTGGAACTTTTGCTGTAGGGTTCCACTATTAAAATTAACAACCATTTTACCCAACGAATTATTACTTAATACATACTTCAGTCCTTCGAAATAATTAGAAAATGAAATATTTTCATTGCTGCTAACTGTTCTCATTAATAAAAATGGTAGTAATAAAAGTAAAAAAGGTGTCAATACTTGTAAAAGTGGTGATAATAGATTTAAAATAGTCAACCATGATAAAAATACAGTAGAATAATTCAAATAACTAAACCGTTCAAATTCTAAGTATTGGTACGTTTCAACAAAATTATTATTGGATTTAGTTTTTAACCAAAAATCAGTCATATTATTAATAACATGTTTATCAAACATCATATCCTTTGAATGTTTTAACAAGCGTTGTGTATCTTTTAAGTATTTGGTATTTGTTGAAAATTTACTAGCAAAATCCGGCAATATTTCCTTACCGACTACGGTTTCTGTTTTGACTAAATTATTGTAAATGGAATCACTATTATCTGAGTCACTTTTTACTAATTCTAAATCAGACTGTATGTGTGTATCAATCGTGTGTACTTTTTTACAATAATCTATTGGAAATTTGAATTGATTTAATGCTAATTTATACTCATTTGATTTATTCTGTTCGGTATTTCCATCATCGTCTTCTTTATTTGTGAAAAACATATTTATAATTAGTAACTATAAATATGAAATTATTAATACGCAAATGTTTAATGTTTAATGTTTAAATTATTAAGTAGATTTTAAATGTTCGGTGAAGTCAGACGGCATTTCGACAATTTCTGTGTGATAGTAATCTGAAAATCGTTTTAGTTTGGTACTATCTTGTCTAGTCTGGAAATTAATTGCAATTCCTTTTCTCCCCCATCGACCAGAACGACCGATTCTATGTAAATATGTATGTTCGTTTTTAGGGATGTCAAAATTAATAACAATACTTACTTGTTGGACGTCTATACCTCTAGCAAATAAATCAGACGTAATCAACACTCTACATGAACCCTTTTTAAATTTCGAATAATTATCTTTTCGCTCTTGTTCTGTCATTTTACCATGGATTTTTTCAACTGGAAAGTTATCGGTTTTCATTGCTTCGGATAAATCATCTACTCGATGCGTACTATTACAATAGATAATTGCCTGTGAAATTGTCAAACTTTCGAATATGTCCTTTACGGTTTCATATTTCTGTACGTCATCCAATAAATTAATGTAGTATTGCGCGATACCTTGCAACGTCAATTCCTCTGCCTTTACTCTAATCTGTGTTGGATTATGCATAAAACTTTTAGATAGTTCCTCCAATTCTTCTGAATAAGTAGCGCTAAATAAGGCAACTTGAATATCATTGTGTAAATGTCTAAAAATATTATACATTTGATCTTTAAAACCAGACGACATCATTTCATCTGCTTCATCAATAACCAACAGTTTCATTTTATCAACTTTAAGATAACGTCTTCGAATCATATCATGGATTCTTCCTGGCGTTCCTACCACCACGTGTGGTTTGATTTCATTTAAATCGGTTTTATTTTTATCAACCGATGTCCCTCCAACCAATAACATTGGCCTTATTTTTAAATAAGTACCCAATTGTTTAATTACTGCTGCTGTCTGAGCGGCCAATTCATGCGTTGGCGCAATAATAAGCGCTTGTGTTTCATCGACTGTTTCATCGATAAGTTGAAGTGTTCCCACCGAAAAAGCACCTGTTTTACCAGTACCCGATTGAGCCTGTGCTATAATATCACGGTGTCTATTATTGTGTATATTATGTATCATCGGATACAATGCCGTTTTTTGGATACTACTAGGGATTTCAAATCCCATAGAGTAAATCCCCCTTACAAGTTTTGCCTTTAACTGCAAATTTTCATCTTCCCATCCACTAATTTCATATAATTTATTATTATTAGGTCTAGTATTGCTTTCTGTCATCATAATACTATTAATTCAAAGAATGTTTTTAAGTTTATTTAAGTAAGACTTATTTGTTTGGATATCCAATCCAATCCAATCCGTTCCCAACCCAATCCGTCGTAAAATTAAATTATATGTTAAAATATATTAAATATAATAGAAATCATTATTATAATATGATACAAACATCGCTATCATCGCCCCCTATAAATAATTTAAATCGGTATGACTTGGATTTTTTCTATCAGATTGAAAAACAAGGCAATATTGAAGAGATAAATGAGAATACTATATCCCTTATAAATAACTTAGCACGTCGTGTTGGTGCCCCAAACTACCAAAAGACGCCTATTTTTAAAAAAAAACATAAATACAATAAAAAACAGGATAAAAACGACCAATCCAACTGGAATGAAATAAGATCGTTTAAAATAACAAAATTGGTGAAAAACCAAGATGATACAAATATTATAATCGATAAAATTAGAAGTAATTTAAATAAACTTACCAAAGATAATTATGATATTATTAAAATAGAAATCATTGATTTAATTAACAATGATGTAGAAGATAAGGAAATGTTAAAAGAAGTAGTAACATGTATTTTTGATATAGGTAAAACAAACTTTTTCTGGTCTGAAATTTATGCTAAGCTCTATAAGGATTTGTCTATAAAATATAATTTAAGTGAAGTATATCAAGTAGACATAGAAACGTACACCGAACTATTCCGCGAAATTAAATATGTGGATCCAGATGAAAATTACAACGATTTTTGTAGTTATAATAAAATAAATGAAAACCGCCAGGCATTTAGTAAGTTTCTAACATTTATTATGATAGAAAAACTTATAGATTACAGTATTATTAAAGATATTGTAATTAATTTGTTAGCCAAATTCGACAATTATCTAAACGACCAAAATAAAATCCACGAGTTGAATGAAGTAATTAATAATATTTTAATTTTTGCAACTTACGACAACGGTTGTTTGTGTGAATTAAAGTTAAATGCCAAAATAGAAGAAATTTCAAATATGAATGCTAAAAATCACACCGGTCTTACTCAAAAAATAGTATTTAAATGCTGTGATTTTGTAGATGAATATTTGTAGTTATGTATTAAAATAAAAATATTAAAAACAATTGATAATTTTATTTAATGAAGTGTAATATAATTGAGGGAGAAAATGAAAAACTAAGAAGCGTCTGCTTTGAAGAAATTGAAAAAATAGTAGACCACCTATATGAAGAAATAATAGATACTGAAGAAGAACAAGAAGAACAAGATATGATAGATGAGTATATGGAGTATGATGACAACGATATATTATGTTTAAAGATGGATTACGAAATAAATTATCTTAAAAAAGATCTACTTCATATTATGAAATATTATAAACTACCTACAAGAAAGAAAAATAAAAGTGATACAATTGATGATATTGTTGAATTTGAAATGAATCCTGAAAATCATTTTATGGTAGAACAACGTAAATTAATGTGGTTTTATTTGGAAGAACTTCGAAACGATGAGTATTTGTCAACATTTATTATTAAAAGATAAATTGATATGTTAAATTGATATTTTAAATTAATATATAAATAAAATATTAATTTAAATTATAATGGTAGTATCCAATATAGTTCAGAATGTTAAATTTAAGGAAGATAAATCCGTAGATAAACACGATAAAAAAACAGAGGTCTCTATATTTAGAATTAATTTATTTGATAGAGATGTTCTTGTTTCCCTTGGTAAGGTAAATACATCCTTATACAATGATATTTATTTTGCACCTGTTTATTTGATTTTAAATGAAAACGTTCAAATTAAAATAGGTATATATGAATTTCTAGCCGAAGATTACACTTCGTTATTGGATGAGGATAATGACCTAGACATCGCTTATTTAGATGGTCCATTGCTATTTGAATCTGTGACAAAGGAGTACATCCATGATACGATGGATAAATATGAACTATTAAACGATGTGTCAAGTTCTGAGTCAGAAGATGATACGGACGAAGAAGAACAACGTGTTACAAAAGAGAATACCGACGAAATGATACCATTTATGTACGAGGACGATGATGAAGCATACCTTGAATTAGAAGAAACCAAAGAAGACAACAACGAACACGTGAAAATATTTAAAAATAGTACAAATACTTCATGGATTGAAGAATTTTACAAAAACAATCAGTACAGTCTTTTAGACAACGAAGGAGGTGGTGACTGTTTATTTGCTACTATCCGCGATGGATTAAAACACAACAATATATCCATAACGGTTCCAGAAATTAGGAAATTATTGAGTGAATCTACTACTCTAGAACAGTTTAAAACGTATAAGGAAAATTATGATTTGCTTAGAAAAGAGATTGATGAAACGGACGATAAAATGTTAGAAATTAAAAAAAGACACATCGACCTTGCAAATGAATATAAGAAAATAACAACTAAAGCAAAACAGGAAAAAGACAGAGACAATAAACTAATCTTGAAAGACAAAGCAGTACAAATCAAAACGGATTTTGAATCGATTAAACCTATATTTAAGAAATACAAGGAAGACAAAAAAGTAGCTGAAGAGAATATTTTAGAATTCAACTTTATGGAAGATATCGATACATTAGACGATTTGAAGAAAATGATAAATACATGTAAGTTTTGGGCGGATGCTGCTTCTATTACACGAATCGAATTTATTATGAATATAAAGTTGATTGTATTAAGCAGTGAGTACTATAAGATGGGGTTAAAAGAAAGAGTAGTAACTTGCGGTGATTTTACTCTTAAGGAAATAGAAGAAAAGGGTTATTTTAATCCCAAACACTACATTATAATAGACCATACAGGCGACCATTACAAATTGATTAAATACAAGGGTAAGGGTGCTATGTTGTTTCACCAACTTCCTTATAAATTACGTGAAGATTTGATTGAACAATGTGCAATGTCAAAGGGAAAGACGATTTATAATTACATTCCAAAATTTCAAACTTATATGGGTGTACCGGTTACCATGAAGCAACAGGGCGATGTTGGAATGGAAGAGATTGATTCGGATAATGAGGCTGAGATGACACCATCTACAGGTGTAGAGGATGAAGGTGAATTGTTTGACGATAGTGTAATATTTCAATTCTACAGTAAATCAAAGGATGTTGCTCCAGGAAAAGGAAGTGGTGAAAATATCTCTCCCAAAATGATGACTGAATTCGACGAATTGAAAAATGTTAAGAATTGGAGACATCAGTTGTCTAACTTCTATCATAAGAAAAACAAAAACAATAAAGTAGTAGCATTATTTAAATTGGATGGTTATAGTTGGGCTAGTGTAGAACATTATTATCATGCTAATAAATTCAAGAAAAACAATTTAGACTTTTACAAATTATTTACAATGGAGAGTAAGTCTGATATATCGACCGATCCTATCGCCGCCAAAGGGGCAGGAGGCAAAACAGGAAAAGTTAATAAAAAGAAATTCCGTCCGTCCGATATTAAAATGGATGAAGGATTTATGATGAATCGTAAAAACGAAGACGTAATGTATAACGGACAACTGGCGAAATACAACCAAAATACAGGACTTAAAAAGATGTTGTTGTTGACAAAAGACGCAAAATTGGTACACTTTTCTCGAGGAGGTTCTATTATCTTTTACGACACGATGAAAATAAGAAAACGCTTACAAAAACAAGGACAAGAATAAATTAATCGTGTTAAGCGATTTACTACCTATTTAAATATAAATAATTAAGTTAAATATAATTATTTATATTTATAGTATAAATGAGTACAAATGAAAAAATAATAAATACATTATTAAATAATATTGATTTTTTACATATTCCAAATACAGCCAATAAGGACTCTGTTGAGAAAAAAGTGATTGGAAACTTATACAAAGGGTTACATAGATCGTATAAGAAAATAAAAAAAATGTCGAAAAATCGTAAAATATCAGTTAACACAATACAGTGTAATAACAAAAAGGATATACCTAGATCGAGTTTATTCGATAGTCGTTTTTGCGTTGATAATTTCAACGATATTGTGAATAAACATACAAAACGCGTTATAGTATACAATTGTGTTCTTAGAAATATTAAAGTAACTATTAATTTAAATAATTTAACACCGGGCAATACGATACATAAGTATACAATACATCATGTATTAGCAATGATAGATTTACTATTAAGTTATGCTAACATAACTAAGATGAAGACAGTTAATATATTTTTATACCTTACAGACAAGGAAAAAACGTTGCCATTAAGTAATATGTGTGTTTTAAATAAAGAGCACGTGAATTCAGCAGTAACATATAGATGTAGCGTTGACGGTGAAATTTTGATTTTTAGAAAGGAGGAATGGTTGAAATGTTTGATTCACGAACTATTTCATAGTTTGTGTTTGGATTTTATGGAATTACACAGTGATATAAATGTCAAGTCTTTTTTGAAAACGTTATTTTGCATTAAAAGTGATTATTTGTTAAGCGAGAGTTATAATGAATGGTGGGCTACAAATTTAAACTGTTTATTGTATTCTTTTATGATGCTGGAAAATAAATCAAATAAGTCAGAGTGTTTAAGTTTTTATAAGGTGTGTTTGACGACAGAACAAATGTTTTCCATGTTACAAATTACAAAGGTATTAAACCATATGGGTCTTAATTATAATATACTAATAGACGATAACGTTGATAACCATATAAAGGAAAATCTATACAAAGAAGATTCAAACGTATTTTGTTACTATGTTATAAAAGGGTTGCTCTTATTTTACAATAATTCTACTATTGATTTTTTTAAGAAAAACAATACTTCTTTATTAAATTTTGATAAAACACCACAGACGCTTCGTAATTTCTTAAATTTAATTCGCAAATACTACAAAACCGACGAGGTAAAAAAAACACTACAAAAGTACAGCGAATATTATTCTTCTTTAAATAAAATGGATAAAACTATACAGAAATTATTAAATACAACCCAAATGACATTAAACTCTGTTTAGTTGTCCCGGGTCTAGATAAATAATATATTTATTATATATATATTATTTACTATATACATTATTTATGTATTCTAACTATAAAAGTAAAAAATCATCTAAATCCAAATCGAAGACAAGAAAATCGCAAACAAAGGTTAAAAAATCGCGTCATACAAGGAAAAACCATCGTTATCTCAAAAAATTACAGATGGAAGAAGAATTAAGCAAAAATATTGTAAGAAGCAATGCTAGAAAAACACCGGTTGTATCTATGAGTCACGGTACAAAACTATTGTCTAAATCAAAAAAACAACTTCGCAGCGGTAAAATTGGAAATGCGATGGCATCGTTGTTAACTGCTGTTGCTGTTTTATCTGCCACTGGACCTATTTCAAAACATCCTAATGTTAAGGAACAACGAATGTCTGGTAAATACGAAGGACGATGGACTGGAGACCCCGATGAATTGATGAAATGGCATATGGATAAAATGTTTGATACGTCTAATAAAATAAAAACGCGCCGACATGGAAAAACAGTAAAGCGACAACAACAAAAAAGTAGTGGCAAAAAAAGTAAAAGCAAAAAAAGTAAAAAACAAAAAAAGTAAAAACAAAAAAAGTAAAAAACAAAAAACGCGTAAAAATAGATCTTAATAAGAATAAATTGAAACGAATTAATAGTAATAATTTGTTTCAATAAATATAATAAAAACTACTATTCAAAATGGGAATCAAATTACTTAATAAATTAATGAAACAATATGCTACAAAGGCGGTTAAGATTATACATCTTAATGAATTAAAAAACAAATCAATTGTAATCGATATAAGTATCTACATGTATAAGTATAAGTCTCAAAATATGCTTTTAACAAATATATACAAATTATGTAGTATACTCAACCTTTATAACATAAATGCAATATTTATATTTGATGGAAGACCTTCTCAAAATAAAACAGCAACTATTATCAATCGAAACGAACAAAAATATATTGCCAAGCAAAAATATTATGACATCATAGACAACTGTTCGGCAGAGTATATAAAATCAAACAAAAATCAATTGTTCGAACTGAAAAAATCATTTACACGGGTTAAAAAGGAAGATATCGAACGTGTTAAAACCTTGTTAAAAAACTATGGTATGAAATATTATGAAGCATCGGGTGAAGCAGACCATATTTGTGGTAATTTGGTAAATAGTATATGCAAGGACGGTTGTTTATCAGACGATATGGATATGTTTGTGTATAAATCTAGGTATGTCTATAGAAATTTAGACATCGTTAACGAAACGTGCTTAAAATACGATTTAAATTTGGTTTTACATTATTTAAACATGAATTTCGAGGATTTTAAATGGATGTGTGTTTTGTCTCAAAATGATTACAATACAGAAAGCAAAACGGTGTTTGAGTACTATAAATTATACAAAGAGTATCAATACAAACGAGATAATTACCCTCTTACATATAGATCGTCCAATAATACGAGATTCATAGATTTTATAATGGCTAGAGAATTTATGAATAAACAAGAAATTAAACGTCTGCAAAACGTGTTCGAATTATATAATACAGACGATACGGTGTTTGATGAATCTAAGATTATAGAAAATTACATAAATAACGAGTCACTTCATCAGTTGTTGGAACAAGACAACTTTGTTTATCCACCATCAACTTCACAATTAGTCCAATCTTGTTAATACATATTAATAATATTTATAATGAATAAATATTATTTTTAATTTACTAGTGGTGAAAATTAAGCACTTTGAGTACCGGCTAGTGTGTTACTGTTAGTCTTAAAATGAGGCTTCATCCACTTTTGGAGATTAAAGTAAGTAAGGCTGTCCGACTTCTTCATTCCCAATAGTTTGCGCAACTTAGCATCAGGATTGATGTTGCGACGGTTGGCTGGATCTTGAAGATTGTGACTAAGGATATACTTTTGAAGTTCCTTAGTTACTTCAGTACGGGCCATTTCAGTTCCTTGTGCCTTTCCAAGGAAAGTGGCGAGTTCGGAACTGATTTGTGCTGGCTTAGTGAACCCACTAGGTTCCTTACTACCAGACTTCTTCTTCTTCTTACTAGCCTTTAGGGCTTGCTTCAATTCACGTTCGGAACGCTTAGAAAGAACACGTGCCTGAGTGGTTACAGCAGACAACTGAGTTCGCAAAGCAGATAGCTGAGATAGCAAATCAGCAAATTGGTCCGATAGAGATGGGACTTCTACCGTTTCAGGCTTGGCCTCGACAACGGCCGCCTTTTTGGCGACAGTTTTGGAGGCAACGGATTTAGAGGCAACTGATTTAGCGGCAGTTGCTGATTTAGCGGCTGCTTTTACAGAAGCAGGAGCAGTAGTGGAGGCTTTCTTCTTGGATACTTTCTTTGGCATCTTATATTCTACTATTACCACTTCTTTTTAAGTTCATTTATTAAAATATATTATTTAATTAATATATTTTATTTTAAACGAGAACTCCAGTTAAAATTATTGCTATCCTAAATTAAATGCGTTTAAATTTATATTTAGGAATTTATTAGGATTTTAACTATTGTATTCAAAATTGATTTCGTATGGTTCCATGATGTCTATGTTCTTCCAATAAACAACCTATTTCTAAAGTAAGCGATGGTGATACTTTATCAAATTCTGCCATTGTACCATCATGATGTCTAAACTTAAATTTTAATTTATTCAACGATTTAATGGGTGGATTATAATTGTGAGAATTACTAATTATTTCTACAGCATTAAATGATAGCATATGGAATAATTGATGTGCCACCATCGATGCTTGAAATACATTATTTTTAACAAGTGATACTTTAGCAAAAGCACTATTGTTTTTGAATACCAAATCGTTGTTGTAACTACTACTTGTATTATTTGAATATGGTTGGATTTCACTTATATAGTTGTGCTGATCTAATTCAATATACATTGTATCGTACTTGTTTGTATTTACAGAATGAGATGACTCTATGTAAGATACGGTACTATTTGATGCGTTTTGTTCTACGGATGGTATTAACCATGCGGTATCATCGTGGTCCATCGTCAATCCCGTCTTTAATTGGGTATAACGGTCCGATGTAGAAATATCGACAGGTGTTCCAGTATAATCTTGTTTTTCAAATCCCATAATTGAACCCAATCCCCAATCTATATAATTGGATATTTTTGGTTTGCTAATGCATTTTTGAGTATTATATTTATGTTCGTGTGTTAAAATTAATTTAAAGTTGCCTTCTGTCACACCTACTGTAATCTTATTAGTCATGATATTATATACCACTTTAAATGGTTCGACATCAAATTTATTATATACCGCGCGATTAATTTTATTTTGAAGAACACTTGCTAATTTTACTGGAGTGTAGTAACCATCGGGGATTTGAATATCTTCTATTGTATCACCAGTATGTAAGGAGATATTAGTAGCAGCACCAAATGTTGGATTTGCATACTGAATTCGAATTTTTGAATTTTCTTTGTTTTCACTTATATTGTGTAAAAAATTTGGTAATATAACATCCTTTATTTTGATGTAACTTACATTTTGTATTGGATGTGGAAGAGTGATCTCGAATTCATTGTTTTGGGGCCATTTTGAGATATCTTTATCTACGCCGTGTATTGAGATTACTTGTTTACTCATTACATAATTGTTTTGAGATTTAATTATCGGATGAAGCATATTTATAAATTTAATATATATTATTTTCTCAGGTTCTTACTATAAGAAATTATCTAACAAATATATAATAACATGAATAAATTTGGAGCATTTTTGATTGCATTAACGATAGCAGCAACCATCGGAACAATTGCCGTTGGTTTTAAAGTAAAAAACCTATTATTTGGGTTTATAGTTGGATTTTTAGCGATTATAGGATTGGTCTTTATCGGTAACATACTAAGAATTGCTAAAGAATTATCCAATATTTTCAAGGAAACCAGGAGTATAATTACGATTATTAAAAAATTATTTATATCGATTTACAATAGTTTTGACATCTTTATTATTATCGGACAGATGGTACTTTATCTATTAACTGTCATGAAAACTCCGGATATTTTTTCAAGTACAGAAATACCTAAACACTTTAAAACGAAGAACACAACCGTAATTGTATCGTTTGCCGCTCAGTTGCTTATGACGATTTTCAGAACTATCATGAAAAAGGATTTATTTGGAGAAATTACCATATTAATTGGTATTATTACAGCATTCTTGATTTATGATATCCGAACTGATATTGAAAAGAAAAAGGTCGATAAATATAGTTATGAATAGTTATGAATAGTTATGAATAGTTATGAATAGTTATGAATAGTTATAACAATTGAAATACAAATATAATATTATTAAAGTTATCATTCTTTAATAATCTTATCATTAATTTACTATAAGAAATCGAAACGTCAAACCATGTTCTTTGTTTGTTAACCACAACCCGGATATTTTAAGTATAATATTTAATTTTGGTATCTTACCAATTAGTTTATAGTTTTCTTTGTGAAACAACTTTATGTAATAGTTCATTAATTGTTCCCGTATGGTATATACAGGATGTTGCGTTAGTTGGATATAGTTTTTTAATATTTCGTGCTCTATATTTGTTAGTTGACGAATAACAGTTTTATTTTTCTCTTCATATCTAGAAAAATTGCACTTTATTTTACTATAATACTCTTCAATGTCTAAGTCGTACAAGTTGAACCGAATGTAAATACCATTGGTTGAAAACAATTTGTTTGAATAGTACATTCTGTAAAAAAAACTATTTTCAATTATGTTATTTTTTGATTTATCACTTATAATTACATTGTTTATTTCAAAATTATTGGATGGTATAGTTAAATACATATTAATATAACAGATCATTATATGTTTAAATAATTATTTATATAGATAACATATTCACATATTGATTCTTCTTAGACAAAATAACGATTTTAAGTCGCGTATTGATAGTACACTCGTTACATTTTCTATTTCATTCAGCATTATTTTACATTCTTCAACCGATCTATTATACTCCATTTCTTTTTTATAAAGATATAATTTCCACAATCGGTATACGTTGGGTTGTGATTCTCTAATACTTTCCAATTTTAATTTTAAATCATTTAAATCACCGTTTATATTGTTAATTGTACCTGTATCCTGGTTTTGTCGATTCATGTATAATAATTACTTAACACTAATTTTTATATTTTAATTGTATGAATTATTTAAATTTAAATATATATTTAAGTTTAAAAGGTAATTACTAGTTAATATTAGTTATGAATTCTAAATTCGATGATTATATCAAACAAGTGGAAAAATATGATTTACACGAACATATTACACGACATAAATTAATAAACGAACATATAATTTTATATGGGCCAGGTGGTATTGGTAAATATTCTCAGGCATTAAAATATATCAAAGAATTCAGTCCAAGCAAATGTAAATATGAAAAAAAAATGACGTATATGTTTCAAAACAAAAAGGAGTACGTTTTTAAAGTAAGTGACGTACATTTTGAGATTGATATGGAATTATTGGGATGTAATTCAAAGGTGTTATTCAATAATTTGTTTTACCATATTGTTGAAATTATTAGTATGAAAACATCAAAATATGGTATTATACTATGTAAAAATTTCCATAAAATACATTCAGAATTGTTGGATATATTTTTTACTTACATGCAATCTCTTATTCATAAAAAAATAAAAATACAATATGTTTTACTCACCGATCATATAAGTTTTATTCCAGACAATATATTATCACGGTGTCAAATTGTAAATTTAAAACGTCCTACCAAAACATCCTATCAACATTGTATTAAATCCCATACATCACGTAATAAGAAATATAAAATAAATAAAAAAATGTTGGAAGAAACATTAAACCAGCCTTACACCATCGACAGTATCAATCACCTATTATTTAATACTAGTAAATTAAATGAAATAAGTGAAGCACATATTAAAAAGATCATTTACGCAATAGAGAATATACAGGAAGTAAAATTGTACGAAATAAGAGATATGCTTTATAATCTGTTAATATTTAACGTCGATATTTCTACTTTTTTATTTTATTGTTTAAATTATTTTGTTTGTAATAAAAAACTAAACAGCGCCAATATAGAGCAATTGCTTTACGATATCAATCATTTCTTTGCACAATATAACAATAATTATAGACCTATTTTTCATTTAGAAGCAATCTTTTATAAACTATATATAGCAATCAATACAAATGGACAAGGAAATAGAGTATGCAACAGCGTGTCAGACGTTAAACATAGCGTCATACAAACTGATTAATAAATCCATCGATCAAAAAATAGATATTATAAAAAAATCATACTATAAATTAGCATTAAAGCATCATCCGGATAAGGGTGGTGATTCTGAAACATTCAAGGAAATTAAAAAAGCATATGATTTTTTAACAGCACATAATGGTATTTGTATAAGCACCGAAACAGATACATTTGAAAATATATTTGTATCGTTTGTAGAATCGATCATTAAAAATAAAAAAAGTTTCGAACGGTTTGATAATTTGTTTATTAAAACAACACTAAAATCGATTTTAAAAAGTTGTGATATATATTCAATTAAGGTATTTTCACAATTAAATTTGGAAAAATGTCAGTTGATATATACTTTTCTCTCCCAAAACAAAGATATGTTTTATTTATCCGACGATCAATTGAATAAATATAAAGAAGTTATACAGGATAAAATGAAGAACAATAACATAATTCTATTGAATCCATCGTTGAGTGATATTTTAAACGATAATATTTACAAACTAGATATGGAAGACGATACACATTACATACCGTTGTGGCATTATGAAATTATAATAGATAACATGATTATTAAAAATATACCTAGTATACCAGAATATATAACTATTAATAGAAACCACGATATTGTGATAAAAAAAACAGTGAATATTACAGAATTGTTTAATGAAGGGTTTATTGATGTTATTGTAGACGAGGATGATTCTGATTTAATGTTGCGTGTAAATGCAAATGATGTTAAATTGACGAAAGACGAGCAATTCATTGTATTTAAACAACGAGGCAAACTTATACCGAACAAAAATAATTTATACGATAATAAAAGACGGGGAAATATTATTATTGAACTATCCCTTACCATTTAACATGACAAATACATAAAAAAATTATAAATTTTTATGTATTTTTACTTTGATTTTTTACTTTTTTACTTTTTTACTTTTTTACTTTTTTACTTTTTTACTTTCTATTTTTACTTTGATTTTTTACTTTTTAGTTAATTGTTAGTTTGTTAATTTGTATTTTTTTTTTATTTATGCCTTTTTACGACGAACAACCTTCTTCTTCTTTTTAGGTTTTACTTCTTCTTCTTCTTCTTCGTCAGACGATTCCTTGAATGATGGAGCAGGAGTATCATCTTCATCATTTTGAGTTGTAGTATCATCCTGTGCTTCCTTTTCTGCCAAACTCTCTTCCATTTCTTCGTCATCACTATCGTCTTCGATATGACACGTAGCAGTACCCAACAATCGAGTAGGTGGTCGTACACATGCTTGAACCAACTTCCATGTTACACCGCATCTACCACCAGCAAACCATAGTCCCTGACATGCGATCAATCCATTAACATGAGATGCCTTTGGAATACATTCAACAGGACTACCGGTTGCTTCTTCATCGCGACGTGGCGGCAAATACAATGGAGTCTTATCATCGTAATTGTATAGTTCTACATTAAATCGGCCTTCCCAAAATGGTAGTTTTACCTTTAGTGTTGGAGAGCGACTATAATCCGACTCATCCGTATAATTACCATCGGAATCCTTTAGTTTTGGGTACTTAAGAATTGGATACATTAGATTATCAACTAGTTCTCGACTCATTTTGCTTTTCCCAAACCATTCCTTACAGTTCTTAATACAGTCGGTTTTAATTTTTTCTTCAAATGCTGCCATAGCATCTCTAAACTTCAATACAGACGCGGTTTCATTTCTAAAATCCAACGCCATATCGTATGTTACTCGTCCACTTTGTTCGTCAACACGCTCGTTTACACCCCATGTCAACATTAGAGGTACTTGTAGTACGATAGGTTGTCCTGTCAAATTAAGTTGGACGCTCTTACCACCTCTCTTATTATTAAGAGCAGGTTTATAGGTAACTGCATTGGCGTTAAAGGATTTTGCTTTAGTGATTAAATAGCTTACTGAACTCATGATTATTATATATTATTATAAATGATTTATTTAAATCAATTTTACTATTTTTATAATCATTTGCAGAATTTAGTAATTGAATTTATAGAAAATAGAAAATAAAATAGAAAATAAAATAGAAAATAAAATAGAAAATATTAGTTTATTCAATGGGCGAACGAACCATCGATTATGGAATCATGACGGTGGTAGTTATTACGCTGTATTAGTTTTACATTTCCATCTTTGTCTGGTTGAGATTTTCGCATTGCATATGATTCTGGAAGCGGTGTATCATTACTGGAATCCAATAACTCTCCGGGAAATGTTTTTTTATACCAAGTTGTCACGGACTTTTTTGATTCATCCAATATTTGTTTCGTATTTGGGGTAAGTGCTGTATCACCCAACGCAAGTTCACCTTTATTCTGTATTTTATGCATATGCGTATTTATTGATATAGAGGATGGAGGAGGGTGTATTAAATGTTTTACAGTTCTTGAATTTACATCGAATGTCATTTTAGTTACATTTCTTCCATGTTTTCCCTGTCTATCTTTTCCGTTTCTATCTTTTCTTGTTTTATAATGTACTATTCCTGGCGGCGGCATAGTTGGAGGCGGTAAAGACGGTAAAGACGGTACAAACGATTTCGAAGAACCTTTGTTACTCTTATTAAGTTGTTTATTTAATGTATGCGGTTTATTCAGCGCTTCTTGTGTACCCAACGTATCCATCTTCTTTGGACGGTCTGATTTATCTTGTTGTATCTTTTTATTTCGCTTTCTACGGTATAATGCTACTACTATTAGTAAATTTACAGCAACCGCACAAATAACTATAATTATAATTGTAACAGAATCATTATGTGTATCGTCTTTATTTAAAGTATTCTTTATATTTTTAGATATAACCGAACGTAAATTTGTTGACGATGATACGTTACTAGTATTAACTATCAATCTCGAATGATTTAAAAATGAACTATTTGATACATTTTTAATTCTTAAGTTGGGAGAGATATTTGGGTCGGTTTCATTGGAAGGGATCGGTGTAGTAGTTGATACATTATTAATAGTATGTGTATTATTTGTCTGAGACTGGTACTGAGACAGGTTTGTATTATTTGTATTATTTGTATTATTTGTATTATTCGCTATAAGGGGGAGTGTGTTAGTAGATAAATACGATTGTTTATATATATTGTACGGATCATCTATACACATATACATACCAACTTTGTATAACATTTTTCCATTAGCATCCTGAGTTACTCCCCACAATTTATTACAGTTTGATAACTCACCAGACGGTATTCCAACAACCGAATGCGATGAATAGAATAATGTACATAATAATATTGGATTTAATATATGTTTTTTTAAAATACGTTTTATTTTGATTTTTTTCATTACGTTGATACTTTAAATTTTTCGTTATGTTTAAATATGTTTTTAAATTACTTTAAGATATTTCTCTCCCATAAATCGATTTAATCCTGAAATATTATTTGTTAAAATAGTATAAATATATATAGATGATTAATTTAATGATAAATACTAATTTAAATGATAATTCGATAGCAAATAATATAAAACAGCAGAATAAGGAAATGATACCTCATATTTTATCCTCTCCAAAAAAATACGTTGAATACTATTTTTATAAAAATGTTATTTCGAACAAAAAGAAACGAAAAGTAAACAGCGACGAATTTAGAATTCTGAATTTAAATGAATACGATGATATTTTGAAGTTTAATTACAACGTATCTCAGTTAAAAAAAATGTGTAAACACTATAAATACAAAGTAGGGGGAAATAAATCGGAATTAGTTAAACGATTATACAATAATATGAGGTTGTCGTTTTACGCTGTTAAACTACAGGCATTGTTTCGAAAATGTATTGTAAAACAAATGATGACATTGAAAAATATGCATCTTTTGAATAAAGCTACAAATGATATTGATTTTCTAACGCTGGAACCTATATCCAGTTTAAAAATTTCACAGATAATTTGTATGAGTTCAGAAAAACAAAAACATGTATTTTGTTTTGATATTTGTTCTTTGTATAATTTATTCAAAGAGCATAATATTAACAAAAGAAACCGAAAACGAACGAACACTCGTATATTAAACCCCTTTAACAGAGAACCATTTCCACCAGATTTATTTAAAAAATTATATAAGATTATTCGGTATACTAAAATGGCTGGAATACATATTAATATAGAAATAGACAACGATGATTACAGTGAAAATTTAAAAAAACAAAACAAATTTAAGGCGATTGACTTATTTCAAATAATCGATTCATTTGGATTTATCACCGACAGTAAGTGGTTTTTAAATTTAAATATGTATGGATTAAGTAAATTTATGAAGGAATTGATTGATGTATGGGATTATAGAGCACAATTAACAAGTGAGACCAGTAAAAAAATATTTCCTACTAATCTAGGGTATCCATTTCGTATCAATCGTAATATATTTTCAGGCGATATTGAAGGTGTCCGCAAAACTATACTTAAAAAAATATCCAAATTTATTAATGCAGGAGTAGATCGAAATTCTCAATCCCTCGCTGTATTCTATGTATTGGGGGCATTAACAATTGTAAGCAAATCAGCCGCTGAAAATTTACCATGGTTGTTTGAATCATTTTCACAATTGTAAGTTTCATTTCGTTTCGTTTCATTTCGTTTCGTTTCGTTTCATTTTATTAATAAATATAAAAATAAGTAAATATTACTTATTTTTATATTTTGTATCTATCGATTTATCTTAACTATTAATTGCTATTATTAAGTCATCTAATTGTTTAGATTGGCTTCTACCCATGCCAATGTGACTTCTTCTGGTGTAACTCCCTTCATGGATATAAACTTTGGTCGATTCATAGTAGATGTTTTATAAAATACGTATGGACCATATCGCCCCTTTCGTATACTAACTTCATCGCTTAAATGCTTTATTATATTAGAAGAAGCGGTTGCTTTTTTATTAACGTACTCGATGACATCTTTTAATTCTATCTCTTCCATCGATTTATTGATATACTTGAGTGATGTATTTTTACCTGCTATAGTTACATACACCCCATACTTGCCATTTTTTAATATGACATTATCTCCATTATACTCACCCAATTCTCTATCTGTAGTATCTGTATTATAATCTCCGTTATCGTTATTATACATCAGTTGCTTTAAAGTGTATTCTCCATTTCTTAGTTTTTCCAAATCAATTTGAATGTTTTTATTTATCTGCTTGAAACTAATTCCATTTTCATCGTTGCATTTTATCACGGGTCCATATCTACCAATAGTATACGTATGGAACTCATCGATTTTAATAACTGGTTTATCCGTTTTTTTTATTTTTTTTATAAATGTTTCTATAATTGTATTGCATTCGTTACAAACCGTACTTAGTTGTACTTCGCCGTTGGCTACCTTATCCAACATCAACTCCATTGTTCTGGTATATTCATATTCAAATAATTCGTTGAAATGTTTTATTAAAAATTCCATTACCAATAAACCGGTAGATTGAAGCACCAACTTGTTTTTTTCTGCTCCAAACTCCTTAGTTTCTGTTTTTGTTTCTATTTCGTCTTCCACCAACTCGTAATTATCACACGTCATTTTCATACCAGGAACATTCTGCTTTGTAACGTACCCCTTATCTTGTATCTTGCTTATAATAGACGAAAAAGTACTTGGTCTTCCTATACCTTTTTTCTCGAGCATCTGTATCAATTTTGATTCATTGTAATGTTGTTTTAAATTTACAACCGCCATGTCACTGTTGATTTTATTATACTTCATCGTCGTTTTTGGTTCTATAGAATTATACGTACTGTATTCAGTTTCATTAAAATCAACGTCGTACACTTTTTTCCAACCATCGAAAATGATTTTTTCAACATTGCTTTTATATTGATTCTCAAGTGGAGCGGTAAGAGTTAATATTAATTTATTATATACAGCAGTTGACATGCATGACGCCAACGAGTGTTTATAAATTAAAAGATACAATTGTAATTCCCTGTTTGTAATTTTTTTATTCATTTGTAGTGATGTGCGCCTTATATCAGTAGGGCGTATGGCTTCGTGTGCTTCTTGTGCCAAATTTTGTTTTCCTTTTTGTTGTTTTCCTTTTTGTTGTTTTTGTTGTTTTTGTGTATCATCGCCTTTGGATTTGTTTACAAGGGAATATATAGTTTTGGATACATATTTTCCACCATAAGTGTCTTCTATGTAATTGTTTGTTGATTTTACAAATTCAGCACTATATTTAATGGAATCGGTTCGCATATAAGTAATATAACCATTCTCGTAAAGTCGTTGGGCGCACATCATCGTTTGTTTTGGACTAAATCGTAAATCATTACTAGCCTTTTGCTGTAACTTGCTTGTTGTAAGAGGAATAGGAGGTTTTTTCATTATCTTTTTAGTTTCTTTATTGCAAATTACATGTGTAAAATCGACACTTTCTTCTAAAAAAAACTCTACGTCTTTGGATTTCTTTATTTGCTTTGTTAATTCAAACAAAAAAGGAAGCGACGACGACGATGTTTCTTGATTACTAAAATGTGTAAATTCACCCTTAGTATTATAGACAGCATTTCCTTGTTGTTTGTATGTTTTTTTATAATTATCGTATACCAATCTCAAAGCAGTAGATTGACAGCGCCCCGCCGATAAACCACTCTTACCAGAAATGTTTTTCCATAGTATTGGAGAAACCTTAAACCCCACCATCAAATCCAATATTTGACGTGACTGCTGTGAATAGATCTTATTCATGTTTAATGTAGTTGGACTATTCAACGCCTTCTTAATGGCAGGTTTGGTTATTTCATGAAAAATTATTCGTTTTGTGTGAATAGGCGATAAATCGAATGACATACATATATGCCACGCTATCGCCTCTCCCTCCCTATCGTCGTCCGTCGCCAATATTACTTCGGATGATTTCTTAATATTTGTTCTTAATTGATTTATGTACTTTTTCTTCGAAATCATTAACTTATATTTCGGTGTAAATCCATCCGTTGCATTGAATGATTTCAATCCGTTTAAAAATTCACGAATATGTCCGTAACTGGCTACACATTTGTAACCAACACCTAAATACGATTCGATTTTTTTACATTTAGCTGGCGATTCAACAATAACTAATTTCATTTTAATAATTATAAGAGTATTGTAATTATTAAATAATATTTTTTAAACTTTAAATGGTTTTATAAATTATTGGTCGTCTGATTTATTCCATTTTAGTAGTCTTATTTAAACGAAGCAACATATCGATGACGTCTTTGTCATCCGTCTCATACGGTTGTTCTTTTTCGTCGTTTAGTACGTTTTCACGTTGATATTTATCGTAAGCATTCGTCATTATGGACTGTAAATATTCCATTTCTTTAATATACAAAAAATATCCAAGTCTGTAATGATAATAGGATACAGACATTCTTTCTACAATAGTCCAGTCGGAACTACTTTTCCATAATAGTATAAATAGTAAGTAGTTTAACATACCTATTGTTATTAAACTCACCGTTATAATGAATAAGTTTATATCATACATTTTTTCACCCCATTTAACGGTGGCATTATAGTGGTGACGTTCAAACGCCATCTTCGTTTCATACAATTTAGTTCTCGCTTTTTCAATAAATAAAGGAATCTCCATGTTATATTATATTTGCGTATCTTTTTATATTACTTTATTAATTGTTTAGACCATTAATGGTCTCATTTAAGAAGGGTTTTGTACTTTAAAATCATTCCACGATACCTTTTTCTCTTTTCTATACTTGTGTTTTTTATTGGTCCGTTTTTTATCTTCTCTTAAAGCACTGTCGATATACATCTCTTTTAATATTTGTCCTACTTTTACCGAACCTTCATGTTGGTCCAATTTCCCATTTTCTATCTGTTTTAATATTGCAACAAATTGGAACAATATATTTAAATCCAACTCATCCTTTACTAATTTGTTGTATAAATTGGTGTAATTATTATAAAGAAACTCACATTTATTTCTACACATCGTCTTAAATGTATCAGGCGATACACGACTGTATTGCTTTTTTAAATTTAGATATACATTTACCTGATTTTTTATCATATCACTATGCTTTAATGTGCGTATCTTCTGAGTTGTTTCTTCAGGTTTGAATTCATTAATCATATTTTTCAATTTCAATCGGCCTTCTTCGTCCATGAGTTATACAATAATTATTTTTATTGTTTTATATTATTTTACGCGTTATTTATATAAATGGCTAAAAAAGCACACTCAAAAAAACATTCCAATAAAAAAAGGGGAGAGAAAATTAAAAGAACAATGAAGCGAAAAGGAAACAATAATAAACGTAGTAAAAAAAAGCGAAAAAGTTACAAAAATATGAATAAACGAAAACTTAAGATTACACTACGAAGAGCTAAAAGAAAAATACAACATCGATTAAAAAATATTATGAAGGGTGGAGGAAAAGTAGAAACCATTAAAGAAGTTCCACAAGATCCCAACCAAAGTCCCGATAGTATCGAAGCCACTAAAGGAGCAACTGAAGTCGCAAATCAAGCAAATGTATTTAACGAACTAGAACCGAATGTAGTTGAACCATATGTAGGAATGAGTTCTGGTAATCATTCTGTATTTTCAAGCGAACCTTATTCTTTATTACTAGGCGGAGGGAAAAACATGCCACGAAAAATGAAAAAAAAACGAAAAACGTTAAAGAAACGCATTAAATTAATTAAACGTAAGCATTAAATTAATTAAACGTAAACTTTAAATAAAATCAATTAACATTTATTTGATTTTATTCTTTTTATTCTTTTTATGAAATATTAAAATCAAACCTTAATTTATTATGGAAGCATTTAAATTATTAAAAGGATTAAATTCAATACGAAAAGTAACAACAAAATCACCTAGTCAAAATAGTGATTTGAGCACCGCATTATTGATTATAGTTATTTTTATCGCTTTATATATTTCTTCATTTCTAGCAATTGGATTGAAAAAAATAAAAGAAAATTGGAATCAGTATCGATGTAGTCCAATGGCTATGCCATTTGCTGGATATTTAGGATATGATGCCCTTGAAAATTTTGCTTTTTGTATCGGACGCATACAAAGTGGATTAATGAATACTTTTTTGAAACCTATTTTTGCCAATTTGAATATTTTGGGTGATGTTGCTGGTAGTATAATCGGTTCAATCAAATCATTAACCGTGTTGATGTCTAATATGACCGTTGGTTTTGGAATGGCTAGTTTTGATATATTAAGTATGTTTAAAGGCATAATGGTGAAAATGCAATATTTTCTTGTAAATATAAAGGATGTATTCGCTAAGTTTGGGGGAACGATGTCCGTTATGTCTAACATTATTCAAGGAAGTTCATTAACAGCAAGAAGTATGTGGAGAGGACCTATTGGAGCAACCTTGCGAACGTTGTGTTTCTCTCCCAATACATTAGTCACCATGAACGATGGAAGTAAAAAAAAGATAAAGGATATAGTTATCGGGGACACGTTGAAAGATGGCGTTGGTGTAATTGCCACGCTTAAGATTAAAGGGGGAAAAGAACATCTTTTTTATAAAATATGGAGTGAAGAATTAAACGATTTTATTTATGTTACAGGAAGTCACAAAATAATTGACCCGGATACAAAAAAATTGATTCCAGTAGAAGTGTACCGATTGGCGGAAAAAACAAATAAATACAGTGATTTCTTGTCCTGTTTGATAACCACAAATCACATTATACCTATTGGAGGATTTAAATTTTGGGATTGGGAAGATTAGATAATTAATAATATGATATTTATTATAACACAAAAATCATATTATTATCCATTTTATATATAAGATGAATGATACTTTTATTTTAAATGTAAATAAATTATACAGAAATAAGACTTATTTAGAAAAATATGCCCATTCCGTTTTTATTACTACTATCATTCTATTAGCATTTATATTTGTATTTTCCTATTTTTATATAAAAGCGAATTTAGAACCTATTAGAAAAGATTGGAATAATTTGAAATGTCATCCTGGTATTATTCCGTTTGCTGGTATGATAAATAAAAACCCCGATGATACGGTATTCCAAAGTACTTCAAAGAATTTCTCGTTGTGCACCAATCTAATTTTAAAATCAGTAGTTAAAATCTTTACAAAACCAGTAACCGCTATGATGGGGTCGTTAAATGGCGCATTTAAAATGATTGTTAAATCTGGTGGTAGATTGCAAAAGTTAACAGCAGAAACACTAGATAAAATCGAGAAAATTTTAAAGTATTTTCTCAATCGATTGGGCGCTATTATAATACCAGTCCAACGGTTGTTTATAAACATTAAAGATACATTAAACAAAATGAATGGAGTATTGGCTACTATAATGCATACTTTACTCGCGCAATTTAATGCCATGAAATCATATATTGCCACACTTATAGATGTCATTATTATTGGCATGATTGCTTCTTCATTGATAATTTTAAAATTGTGGTTAATACCATTTTCATGGCCTGTAGCAATACCTGCTACAGTCTTTTACGTCGTAATTATGACATTTATGATTATTATTAAGGTTAATATGTCAAGAATATTATTAATTAGTTCAGGTCAAGTACCCGCCAAACCAGGTAAACCTTCCAATTGTTTCCATAAAGACACTATGATTAAAACGAAAAAAGGAGAAACTAAGATATCGGAATTAAATCCAGGCGATGTATTAATGAATGATGATATTGTAACTGGTGTATTTAAAACATGTGGTTTGAAAAATACATATTACGATTTAAATGGGACTATAGTAACCGGTAACCACCATGTATACAATTCAGAAATTGGATGGGGTCGTGTCAAAAACGATCCTAGAGCAATAAAAATGCCTGAAATGAAACAGCAATATGTATATTGTTTAAATACGAAATCGAAAAAAATAAAAATTAAGGAAGAATTATTTATGGATTGGGACGAGGTAGACATTACTGATATACTAACATTGAAAAACAAGAAATATATTTATACAAAAGAAGACATTAACAATTATTTAAATAGTGGGTTTTTAAAAGACACGTTGGTTGAACTTAAAAATGGAGAAAAGAAGAAAATTCAAGATTTAAATGTGGGAGAGATATTAAAACAAGATATTAAAATAACCGGTGTTGTAAAATCGCTGGATCATAAAAACACATTCAATTATTTAAACAAAATATTCGACATTAAAGGTAATAATATAATGTTTGACAAATCGAATTTAGCAAAATACGATAAAACGCATATTAAAAATTCAACAGACAACATATTATACCATATTATTACAGATAAAACACATTTTTTCCTTGATTGTGTAAAAGTATACGATTACAACGCTTGTTTAGAGTACTTTTTGAATTATTAATTATGTTTAGAAAGTAACTATATTATGGTATGTTTTACAATACATGCCGTAATAAATATTATATATTTAATATTTATATATGAGTAATGTTTCAATCACTCTTGAACTTAATCTTGTGAATGTTTTAATTATAATCATTATTGCAGGATTCATTATTAGTAATACATGTATCAGTTGTATTCATAAGGAAAATATGGCAAATATATTTTACAAAACGTCAGAAGGGGTACATGAAGATAAATACCAAAAAGAATACCAACCAGGTGAAAATTATGAAAAAGTGTCGGTTCCGTTGCCTGAAGGACAATTGTTTTATTATGGAAACAACGATTTTAAACCAGAATGTTGTAAAGATTCTACTGTAAGTGGAACTGGTGGGTGCGCTTGTGAAACGTCGGAACAGAAAAATCATTTAGCATCTCGAGGAGGAAATAAAAGTGATTCCGCGTGGGATGAAACTTATTGATTGAATTTAGTCCGTAAATATTAAAAATTCATTTTATATATACATTATATATACCATGAGTAATAAGAAAACCCTTACATTTAAGAATACGATTTATGATATTATCGACAACGGTGATATTGGTAACGGATGGAAGTATGTAGAAATATTAAATAAAAAACATGCATTTTCTCTCCCAAAATGTCTTTATTACAAAGGCAAAGTGATGAAGGATTTACTTACTTATACTGAATACATCGGACATTTAGATGTTAGCAAAGATTTTATGAATGATTTTGTAAAAGATATTTTTAGAGAATGTTACCCGGGTAGTAAAAACCCTGTATGCAAGGTAAAAAATAGTTTGATGATTGGTGGTGGAGAGGGTTCTGATGGAGATGAAGATGCTGCTGAGGATGATGTAACACAACAGCCAACACCGACGCCAACGCCGACGCCAACTCCAGAAGCTACTGTCACGCCAACGCCGACTCCATCTCCTGAAGAGACTGTAACGCCAACGCCGACGCCAACTCCTGAACGGACTGTATCGCCAACGCCGACTCCATCTCCAGAGGAGACAGTAACGCCGACGCTAACTCCAGAAGCTACCGTCACGCCCACA